AGATAACAGAGGGGACACGTTATTCGATAGTTAGTTGGTTTTTATGAATTACACTATATTTAAAAATTTTTTTACAAAAGAAGAAGTAAAAATTTGTGCTGAATATATGAAATCTAGACACAGGTTTAATTATGATGACTTTGATTTAGGTCAGACACACGGAGATACAGGATTTTATGGCGATCCTTTATTTGACACTTTTTTACTTCACAAGGTGCCTCTTGTTGAGAAACACCTAAACATTAAAGTTTTGCCAACCTATTCATATTGGCGACTTTATACTTTTAATGCCCACCTTGAAGAGCATAAAGATAGAGGTTCTTGCACACATTCAATAAGTGTACATATCGGTAGTTGTGGAACAAAATGGGCATTTAGAGCTGAAAAAGAAGATGTGTTTCTAGAGCCCGGTGATGGTTTATTTTACAGAGGAGATAAAGTTTTTCACTCACGACCACATTTTACCGGTGACTACTATCTTCAGACATTTTTACATTATGTTGAAGATACAGAAAAAAACAAAGACTACTATTTAGATGGCAGAGAATTTATAGGTGGACCTTCGGTAAGACAGCCTGGGCAGTTACCTTAGTAGGTTTACCATTAAGACTTTTTAGTCTATAATTTGTTATGCCTTTAAGAGAGATAAAAATAGCACCGGGCTTTAATAAACAAGTGACTCCCACAGGTGCAGCAGGACGTTGGATTGACGGAGACAATGTAAGATTTAGATACGGTTTTCCTGAAAAAATCGGTGGATGGTCACAGATTACAGGTAATAGCACTATCGGTGTAGCAAGAGATATTCATATATGGACAGATATAAGGGGACGTAGATATGTTGCCTTCGGAACCAACAAAGGTTTGTTTTTATATTTTGACGGTTCTTTGTTTGACATAAGTCCTTTAGAAACTGCTATAACAGGTGCAACATTTTCCTCATCAAACGGTTCTGCTAGTGTTACTGTAAACAAATCTGCACACGGATTAGCAGTAGGTGATCTGTTTACTTTTACCAGTGTGACTTTACCGGGCGGAGGAGCAACTGGATATTCTACAAGTGATTTTACTACAAACACTTTCGAGGTAACAACAGTGCCTAATAACAACGCATTTACAGTTACAATGGCATCGAATGAAACAGGCACAGGTATGTCAGCAGGAGGAGGAGCAACAATAAATCCATACGTAAAAGTTGGTGGTATAGGTCAGACAGCTGGTTTTGGTTGGGGAGTTGGTGAATGGGGAGGAACAATAAGTCCACTTGTCGTAACAACTCTTAATGGTGCACTATCAGATAATGAATTTGGAACTGGAGGATCTGGAACAACTATTACTCTTACTGATTCTACTGGTTTTGCATCAGCAGGTAAAATATTAGTTGGTGGAGAGTTAATAACATATACAAGCATCATTGGTAATGTGCTACAAGGCATAGTACGAGGCACAAATGGCACAACACGAACTGCTCACGATTCTGGTGCATCTGTGCAGGATGCATCAAACTATGTTTCTTGGGGTGAATCTGTTAGCACAAGCGAATTAACACTTGATCCAGGTAATTGGTCTTTAGATAATTTTGGTCAAAAACTTGTAGCCACAATTCACAATGATAGAACATTTACTTGGAATCCAATAACACTTGACTCTAATGCACTAACAACAAGAGCTGTTGTTGTATCAGGTGCTCCTACAAAATCTTCAATGTCAATAGTATCTGAAAGAGATAGACATCTGATACATCTAGGTACAAACACAGACATAAGTGATGGTAATACACAGAACTTGATGTTCATAAGATTCTCAGATCAAGAAGACATAACATCTTATACACCTACTTCAACAAATACTGCAGGAACATTTCAACTTGACTCTGGCAGTAGAATAATAGGTGTAGCAAAAGCAAAAGATTATATTCTAATTTTAACTGACACTTCTGCTTATAGAATGCAATTTGTTGGCCCACCATTTACTTTTAGTATTACACAAGTAGGGTCAAACTGTGGTCTAATTTCTCAACACGGTGTAGTATATGCTAATGGTGCTTGTTTTTGGATGGGACGTTCCGGTGGTTTTTATATGTATGACGGCACAGTAAAAAAAATGCCTTGTTCAGTTGAGGACTTTGTATTTACAACTAAAGACACAACTGACCTTGGTATCAACCTATCAGCCAGTGACACAATATATGCACAGTATAATTCGTTATTTAGTGAAATAAATTGGTTCTATCCAAAAAGTGGTTCTTCACAAATTGATAGAAGTGTTACGTTAAATTATCAAGAGGGTGTGTGGACAACCGGTAGCTTAGCTCGTACTATTTATCACGACAAAACAGTATTTGATAATCCTATTGCTGGTGAGTTTGATCTAACAGGCACACCTACTTTTCCTACGATTCAAGGTGTTACAAATACAAATGGAGCCACCACTCTTTATTTTCACGAAACGGGTACAGACGAAGTTGATGATGCAGGTAATGTAACCTCTGTAATTGGTAGTATACAAAGTGGAGATTTTGAACTACCCCTTGATGGTACGTTAGGTCAAATATTTGCAAAGATTAGAAGATTCATACCTGACTTTAGAGCATTAACTGGTAATGCTCAGGTTACTATTAACTTACGGGATTTTCCCAATGACACGGAGGTATCTTCAACTCTTGGACCATTTACAGTTGACTCTAGTACAAAAAAAATAGATACTCGTTCAAGAGCACGAGCGGTAAATTTTGATTTAAGAAATACGGCTAGTGGAGAATCCTGGAGATTTGGAACATTTAGAGCTGATATTCAACCGGATGGACAAAGATAATGGTAAAGAAAAAAGATCCCAAAGTAGGAACTGGTAAAAAACCAAAGGGTAGTGATCGTAGACTTTATACTGATGAGAACCCTAAAGATACTGTACGAATTAAATTTGCTACACCCACAGATGCTCGTAATACGGTTGCTAAAGTAAGAAAAATTAATAAACCTTATGCACGTAAAATACAAATACTAACAGTTATGGAACAACGTGCAAAGGTGATGGGAAAAACACAAGTTGTAAGTATTGCAAAAAAAGCAAAAGAGTCTTTAAAGCGAGGGAGAAAAAAAGTTGGCTAAAATTAATATAATAATACCTGAACCTAATGCAGAATACATTGTTGATAATCAACGACAAACAAAATATGGTTTGGATACACTTGTAACACAACTGAACACGTCTTATCAAATTGATCTTAAGAATGAACAAGATGCTTTTAATTGGTTTTTACAATGACAGTACGTTATAAAAATGCAGGATTTAATTTAACGACTACAGGAACGACATCAGTGTTGACTGCGCCAACAACTGGGAGATGTTTAATTAAACAAATACAAGCTCACAACGGCTCGTCAGGTGCAGTGAATTTAGCTACACAAGTAACTGATACAAGTGCAGGAGCAACATTTCGAATAGATAATGCATCAATAGCGGCTAACACCACAAGGCAGATTATATCTGAAACCTTAGTTTTAGAAGAGGGAGATATACTTAAACTCACTGCAGGTACCGCAAATGAAATACAGGGTATTGTGTCATATGCTTTAATTGATAGATCACAAGAAAACGGATAATTTTACTTGCTTTGTATTTTTTTAATTGTTAAAAATAAATATGAAAACAATTAAATGTGAAACTAAGCAAACATTTAGAAATAAAAAAACTCACCAACAATATCTAAATGAAGCTCACGCACTAGCTGACGTAGAGGATCCAAACACAGACACAGTTAAGGACGACATTGTAATTGATACAAATGTTATAGTCCCTGGTTTTGATTTATTTGGCGATAGTCAATGAAAATACTTATAAATCATAAAACGGCTGAAGCTGAAATGCATTTTAACAAAAAAGAATTAGATATTTTAAATAAAAAGAAAAAACTTGTTTTTGATCCTTCAAGTGCGAGAGATTTTGCAAATCATTTAGGAGCAATTGCTACTGATATCATTATGTCTTTAGAGAAAAATAATCATCCTGATTTAATGAAAATGTCTGAGGATGGTGGAGAGATTAAATCAAAATGAACCCTTCTGGTGGCACAGAGTTACAATTAGGTTTTTTACAAAAGTTTGTAGATAACAAACTATTAGATAAATTTAATATTACTACATCAGTTCCTGAAAAAACTCCTCTGTCAAAAGATAAGATAAATATATTATGGCAAAAAAATAGTTATGATCAACCTAACATAGCACCGTGGTTTAAAGATAAAAGAAATCACGATAAGTATGATTGGTATGTATTTAACTCACATTGGAATTATGAAAAATTTAGAATGATGTTTGATGTACCAACAAATAAATGTCACGTTATAAAAAATGGTGTTACAAACTTTCCGGAAAGAACAGTATACAAACCTGGAGATACACTACGAGTAATTCATCAGAACACACCTTGGCGAGGTCTCAATGTGCTTTTAGCAGCTATGCAACATCTACAAAATGATAATATAATATTAGACGTGTACTCAAGCACAGAAATATACGGCAAAGAATTTGATGAAAAAAACCGTGCAGAGTATGAGCCTTTGTTTGAACAAGCTCGTAAATTACCTAACGTCAACTATATTGGATACAGATCAAATGATTTTATTTTAGAAAAATTACCTAATTATCATATGTATGCTTATCCAAGTATTTGGGAAGAAACATCTTGTATATCATTATTAGAGTGTATGGCTGCAGGTTTATATTGTATTACAACTAATTTTGGTGCTTTGTATGAAACGGGATCCGAGTTTCCAATTTATGTAACGTATGACAAAGATCCTTCAAGATTGGCTGCAGTATTTGCACACGGCATTAGAGATTCACTAAGCACGCTTCACGAGCCAGTCATTCAAAAACACTTGAATAGACAACAAGATTTTGTAAAAAATTATTATTCTTGGGACAAAAAAGCAGTTGAATGGACTTTTTTTCTAAAAGGTGTGCTTGGTGGTCAATAATAAACCAATCTGGATAGAGCACGAAGATAAAATTGTAGATAGAATTCATTTACACGTGGCAACTCCTGTACACAGTGAGGTGTCCATACACTATACTCAAAGTTTACTTGAATTACAAAAACAATGTTGGAAGAGAAAAATGAGGTGCACCTTTCAACTAATGAAATCTTCTTTAGTCACACAAGGTCGTAATCTTTGTGTAAGTGGTTTTCTTGAAAACAAAGATGCAACTCATCTATTATTTATAGATTCAGATATTGCTTTTGAACCACAATCTGTTTTTACGTTATTAGAAAAACAAAAAGAGATTATCTCAATGGTTTATCCTATGAAAACACTTAATATGAAAAAATTAATAAAAAAGGTGCAGGAAGGTAAGGTTATTGATGAGGTTAGAGCACATAGTGCCGCGCTTACATATCCTGTCCGATTGACCGATGATCACAATGAGGTTCGTATAAATGATGGTGTCATAGAGGCAGATCATATGCCGACAGGTTTTATGTTGATACAACGAAACGTATTTAACAAATTAATAAAAGCATACCCTGAGAAGAAAATAAAACAAAAAACTATAATAAATGGTGAATTTGCCGATAGGCCACACTTTTGGAACTTTTTTGACACACATTTTGACCCAAAAACAAGTTCCTATCTAGGTGAGGATTTTGCTTTTTGCTTATTATGGAAAAAAATAGGCGGCAAATGTTTTGTTTACATCAGTGATTATATAACACACGTAGGTGAATATCAGTATACAGGCAGACTTTCTGATGAGATGGTGCCCCACGGTGTTGAAACCTTAGCTAAAACAGAGTAGAATGAAACCTAGTAATTACTAGGAGTATTGAATGTTAAAATGGTTTCTAAAACTTTTGCCGAAATCAATAAAAGTTTCGTTAAAAAAAATCCTTCAAAAGGACATCGCAAATAAAGGTATTAATGGTGACACTGAGATCACTTTTATCAACAAACAACAAAGACAATTTTTAAAATCATTAGGAGGAGCAGATTCTCTTAATACAGCGACTGGTCTCAGACAATATTTTTTACAAGGTCTGATGCTGCCAATAGCAATTGGTGCTGGTATTGGTGGTATTTCTGCTTTAGCACGTGGCGAGTCAGCACGTAATGTTTTTAAATCAATTGGTTTAGGTGCTTTATTTGGTGGTATTGGTGGTTATGCTTTTTCTAGTCTTGGAGGAGCCGCTGCCGGTAGTGCTCCAGTAGCAGGAACAAATCTTACACAGGCACAAGCATTGAACCTTGGTTTTGGATCAGCGTCAGGTGGAACAGGTGCTGCCTCCACAGCTTTAATGGAGACTGCAAGAGCACCTCTAACAACAATGCAAGCTGTAGGAATAGGTTCAGCCGGCGGTCAATTAGCTAGCTCTCTTACTGCAAGTGGTAAATCACAAGAACAAATGGCAGAAGATCTATCACCTTACAGTGAAGAGCAATATGCAACAGCTTATTCAAAAGCTAGAGATAATCTTCAAGGTATTGGTGAAAGAGCAACTTACGATACTCCTGCTGATCCAGCAGGTCAACAACAAGCGTTATATGATTTTCAGTCACCACGATATGCACTTGCACAAGGCGGCATAGTTAATGCCATACCCAAATATAGAGAAGGCGGTGTAAACTATCTACCTAGTAAAACGGAACACGATGAAAACGATGTGAATAATTATGTAAGAGCAGCAGGGTATGTTGAAGATGGTTCTGGGCTTGGTGACAAAGATGAAGATACAATGTTAGCGCAATTAGCTGACGGTGAATTTGTGTCACGTGCAGACGCTATATTAGGTGCTGGTATTATGTCAGGAGCTAGTCCGAAAGATTTTAAAGAGATGAGACGTAAAGGTGCTGCATTTTTTTATAATCAGCAGGATCAATTGAAAAGAATTTACGATATAGTTAATGATGGAAATAAAACAAATTGATAGAGACTGTGTGGACGTGTTTTGGGATAAAAAAGTTAAAAATTGGATTCAGTCAGTTCTTAAACAATCAAAAGGCCGTCATACTTTAGAATCAACACTACGTCTCCTACGTGAGGGTAAAATGACTATGTTCTTAATTACAGTTAATAAAGTTATAACCGCTGTATATATTGTTCAAAAAGTATTTTATCCCGCTGCAACTGTTTTAGGTATACTTTTTTGCGGAGGTACTAAAGTATTAAAACATTTAAAAAAAATAGAAAGTTTTTTTATTAATTATGCAAAACAAAATGAATGTGATGGACTTGAGATTATTGGACGAAAAGGTTGGGCAAAAGCAATTAAACAAAATAGTTTAAACTTTAAACATACAGGATATTTTTATGAAATGGCTACTTAAATTAATACCTACAAAATTAAAAGTATGGTTATACAAATTATTGTATAATGACATTTGTGATAAAGGTGAGAGAGAAGATACAGAATTAGTTCACGTTAATAAATTTGAACAAAGTTTGTTAAAAAGTATAGGTGGTGCAGGTAAAGTAAATGAGGAAACAGGCTTAAAAGGATATTTTGGTGGCGGCGGAGGAGGGGGACCGGCTCCAGCTCCAGCGGCAGCTCCAGAAAAAACTACGCAAATAACAAGAGAAGCTCCTGAAATTGAAGCTAGAAAATTAGCTCTATATGATGAGGCCATTGAGTTATCAAAACAACCGATTGCTGTCCCTGAATACATATCTGCGGGACCATCACCTTTAGAACAACAAGCTTTTGCAATGACAGCACCGGGAGTTGGTTTACCTTTATTTGATCAGGGTATTGGAGCTATTGGTCAAGCAGGCACCCAAGCTATGCAAGCACCTGACATAGATGCCTTTATGAATCCATACGAACGATATGTCATTGATGAGATAAATAGACAATCAGCTATGCAAGCTAATCAACGAGCCGCACAAGCTGTGGCCGGTGGTGCTTTTGGTGGTGGACGAGAAGGTGTTGAAAGAGCAGAAATTGAACGTGCACGTTTAGGTCAAATAGGTCAATTAAGAGCACAAGGTTTTCAATCAGCTTTAGGTGCAGCACAACAACAACAGCAATTTCAACAACAGGCTCTACTTAATCAGGCACAAGCTTTAGGAACAGCTGCCACTCAAGCTCAACAAATGCAACAAAGAGATATTCAATCATTAGCTCAAGCGGGTGCAATACAAAGAGATATTGCTCAGCGACAACTTACAGCAGAAAGACAAACAGATGTTGCACGTGCTTATGAGCCTTTTCAGAGAATAGAATTTCAAAAAGGTATTATGACCGCACTACCAACTGCTGCATCACAAGTAACTGCTGGTACAGGTCCAGGTGTAAATCCGTTTGCTCAAGCTTTAGGAGCAGGTGTTGGTGCATACAAAGCTTTTGATGTTCTAGCGGGTACAGGTATTACCGGAGCAAAATAGATGAAAAAAGTTTTAAACAGACCTCTTTTTAGAAAAAAAGCACAGGTTGCCACAGGTGAGATACCTAAAGCATATTTAGGTATGTTTGTCCAAGGTGCTCGTATGCTAGCTCCTCAAGTTGGACGACTTGGACAAGTTGTGTCACCATATGTACAAAGAGGACTTGGAGCAGTTAGAGGTGCTGGACAACAAGCACTTGGAGCAATGCGACCTGTTACAAGAAGGATTCAACAAATTCCAGGATTTGATAGAGCAATGCAAGCAAGTAAAAGAGTTGCAAGACCACTTTATAAAGGCACCGAGGCAGCTAGTCTTGGCTACACAGGAATACAAGGTTTACAAGCTGCTGAAGATATAGCTGGAGCAGGTCTAGATGTAGTAAAAGGTGATCTAGATCAAGCAGCATCGGGTTTGTCATCAGCAGGTGGTAATTTATTTGAAGGTTTATATGGTGTGCCTTTTGTTGGAGGTGGCCTTAAAGCTTTGGGAGCAGGTAGACTAGGTGTTAGAGCACGTCGTAGACTTGGTAAAACACTAGCAAAAAATCCAATAAAAACAGTAGCCGGTCTTACTGGAGCAGAACTTGCTGGAGAGGCAATATTAGGTGATCCTGTAGAGGCAGCAACTTTAGTTGGAAATGTTGATCCAAGCAGATCAGCAACTGCACAAGGTTTAAGTGTGCCCACAGAAACGGATGAAGATATTCAAACTGTAAGTCAGGTCTTAGATGAACCTAAAGATACACAAAAACAGATTGCAGAAGATGTGCAAAAAAATGTTGAGCCAACAATTGGTATTGACGAGGATGCTAAACTAAGTGTGCAAATGGAAAATCCTAAACTCTATGATGAAATAATAAGCGGACAAAAAGGAGTGGTAGCTAAAGAAGACCAAGTGCAAGCTGATACTGAGTTCGCAGACGGAAACGCTACAGGACTTGTAATGTCAGAAACAAACCCTAAAGGGAATAAAGGGGCCACGTCACAAGAACCATATGAAGAATTATTAGATCCACAAGATCTGTCATTTATTCTAAGTAAGGAGGAGCTTGATGACAGTAAGTCACAAGAAGTGTTAAAAAGATATGAAGAAAAAATAAAAGAAAAAGAAAGTAAACGACAATCTTTTGAAGACTACAAAAAAAGATATCAAGAGATGACAGGAGATACAGGTAATAATTATAGAGACATTGCTTTGTTCAAATGGGCTATGAGAATGATGTCTGGACGAACAGATCAAGGTGGTATGGCTGGTTTTTTTGATATATTAGGTAGATCGTCAAATGCTCTTGCCGATGATATTTTAGCTATTGACCAACACGAAAAGGCACAGTCAAGACAGTTAGCTAACCAATATTTAGAATATGAAAAAGCACTAAATGATGAAATAAATGCAGATGAAAAAGTTGCATTTCAAACAGCATTAGAATTAGCGGTAAGGTCTGAAAATTATGATGTTGATAGCACCAAAGCTCTACAAGATCGTGCTTTAAAAGTTTATGAAGCACGTGCAGCTATGGCTGACTCTTTAACAAAAGCACAAAATAAATTGTACGAAAAACAATTTACTAGTAAATCAGTTAATTCTTATAGTATACCAGATCCCTCCGTTTTTGGTGGACAGAAAAAAATGTCTGTGCACTTCAATGCACAAGGTCAGGCTTATGTAATTAGAGATGTTAATGGACAACAGGTGCCTATGATGCTGCCAGGCAGTTTTAACCGTGATGATTTCCAGGAAATAAAAAATAACCCAACAAGAAAAGGCAAGCTTATGGATAGAATGTCTTCTGCCTCTCAAGCTATAAAGATGTCTCAATCTTTTGCTCAGGCTGTACAACAATATGGAGACGGTATAATTGGACTTAGTGGTTTGTCATCTATAATTTTAGAAAACGTAAAAGACATCGCCACACAATTACCATTTGTTGGTGATAAAGCAACAGAAATTTTAAGAGGTGATGATATACCAGGAGCTGTTTTTGGTGATCTAAATAATGATGAACAATTTATCGAAAAAATATCTGCTCAATTTGTCTTAGAGGGTGATAGTGAAGCACAACAAAAAGAAAACCAAAAAAATATTGATGACTTTGTTAAGAGCTACAGAAATGCAATGTCCAAAGCGAGAGACAGAGACTTTGTTGAAAGTGTTGCAAAACAAAACAACATTGAAAAAAATGACCCACAATATGAATCAAAAATAGCAGCACTTGCTCAATTATTAATTATTGAGGAAAGAATGAAATATTTAATTGCACACGCTAATAAAAAAGGTGATAGGTTAGCTAAAACAGATATACAGTCTGCAGAAAAACAAACAGCAATTTTTTCATTGACAAAATCAAGACAATTTACAAAAGACAGATACAAAGCGTTCATATCTGAAATGAACGACGTTCACAAACAGATATATAAAGAATACATAGAAAATGGTGGAAGAGCTAGTTTAATTCAAGAATCTTATGGTAATGTTCCTTGGGTGCAACAAGAGCAACTTAGAGTTCAACAATTTAGAGGTTCACAGGCTCCTCAATCAGATAGAGAGGCAACAAATCAACGACTTGATCAATTAGGTTTATAATGGGTATTGAAAGTTTACAATTAAAAATTAATCGCAACGAGTTAGATCCAACAACTTTAACTCCTGAACAAGCTCAAGCTGTTGATCAAGCTTTCAAAGATGGGCATCTTGATGGATTTAGAAGTTTACAAGATCTTCAAAACTATAGAGATAGGGGTCGTCAACAATTAGCAAGTGAAATAGAGACTGCTGAAGAAACTGTACCTGGAGTAGATCTACCAGTTGTGGGTAGAAGTTTTACTGAAAGATCTGGTTTTGAAACAGCAGGTAGTGCTGTTGGTATGTTTGTACCGTATGTGACAGATCGTTCAAAACTAATACAAGCTTTTGATCCAAGAGTAGGACAACAGTTTGGACCTGCATATAGACAAGGTTTTGTTAGGTCTACAAGCAATCTAGCTAATATATTAGAGAAGGTACCTGTATTGAAAAGATTTGGTTTGGCAGGAAGAGTATTTGGTAGGACTATCGCTGCTCTAAAAAATGCTGGCAGCAAAGTTGATGATGCTGCGCGTTTCGGGTTAACACAAGCAACACGTACAGAATTAAAATCTATAGGTGGAGCTGCTCTTGGAGCAGGCGCGGGTTCGGCTGTATTTGATACCATTAATAATTTTCAGGATGATGTTGCAGCAGGCATTGCCTATGATTTAGCTGATATTAGTGAGAAAGAGGCAAGTAAATTGGGTGGTGTGCAAAAAACAATATTTAATAGTTTAGATGCTATGAAAAGTGACTTATTATACAGCGGTGTTGGGACAGCTTTAGCTCCTATGGTAATAGGGACAGCGAAATATTTTGCAAAAGGGTTGACAGGAACAGGTACAAAAGAAGCAAAAGACGTTGCAGAACTTGCTCAAAAGTATGGTGTTGATCTTAACTTAGGACAGGCAGCAAGAAGTGATACTCTATTTGGTGGCCTTGTAAAAGGATTTTTTACGACACTTGGTATATTTCCAAACGTTACAAACGTAGCTAAAAGAAATAGAGCAATTCAAGAAAAAAAATTACAAGAAAAAATGTTTCAATTTGCAGAAGATTTGGCTCCAATTACTACCGCAAGAATTATGGGATATCAGGCTATGGATGTTCTTAACAATAATTATAGGCAGTTTATGCATATGATTGATAACTCATTTGAAGCTCTTAAAAATGAAGCTGTGGCTATGGGTGATCCAGCGATAATTCCAACGACAAAAATTAGACAGGCAGCAACTGATTATCTTAATAGTATACAGATTGGAAGTATAAAAGAACTTAATCTTAAAGATGATAAACGTTTTGCAAAAAGCTTTATTGAAAATAACCCACCTGTAGCTCTTTTTTCTAAATTTGCTGAAACGGGAATTTTTGATGACAAGTTTTATATTACACCCAATCAACTTTTAGAGCTGAAAAAAACATTAAACCAAGCAGTAAAAGATGCACCTAACAACAGACAGATAATAAGTGCTGCAACTGAAATGAGATTAGCGATGGATAAAGATTTAGCATCTGTATCTGATGCTACAATACAAAGAGAAGTGCTCGAAAAAAGTCCAGATTTTAAAAGTAAATTAGATGCTCTACCAACTAGAGAGGCAAAAGAAAATTTTATACGAGAACAAACTGAGGAGCTAGCCACATTTGGTAAAAATTTAAGAAACACTTTTCATATGTTCTCTGCGGTAACTGCTCCATTTAATGGAATTACAGCTAAAGGTTTACAAAAATATGGTGATTATTTATTTACGGCAAAGTCTGAGCTTGGTATAGAGGGTGGTAAACAAGCTATGCCTAGTGAAATGTTTGATAAAACAATCGCAGGTATACTAAGAAACGGTAGTCCTGAGGCTGTTAATGAATTGCGTTTTTTAGTGGGTCAAACAGATAAAGGACTTGCACAAAAAACAGGTGAAAAATTTATGGACAGATTAGCATCTCGTTTTTTATACGACTCTTTTTTTAGATCTTTTGCAAAACAACCTGATGAATCAGTAGCGCAGTCCTTAGATTTGTTTAATAAACTTCAAGAACAAGGTATGGTAAGAACTGTATTTGCAGATGAGATACTTGAAAGGTCGGGCACAGAGGATTTATTATCACAGCGTAAAATAAAAGGTCTTGAAACAATAGAGGGTGATGTTGAGCGAATTACGAAAGACAAGATCGGTAAAACACTTGATCCAGAAGCATTAGGTGAATTTAAAGGGATTGATAACCTACGTCAAAATTTAGGATTGTTAAATCCTGATGGCACTGTTAACTCTACAGGTAGAGAGAGATTAAAAAGTGTATTTGGGGGTGGTGCAAAAGGTGAACAAACACTTACTAATCTAGAAGATTTTTTAACCGTCATAGATGAGTTCTATGGTCAAGCTATCGGAGACTCAAATAAATTTTTAATGAGAAGGATTGCTCTGACTGGTGTTGCTGTCGGGACAAGTTTAGCGGGCGGATTCTTTGGTGGAGTCGGTGTTACTGTACCGGGTTTAATTTTATTTCCGTTACTACTGCGAGGTTTTGGTGGTTTATTTTCAAATCCAAGATATTCAAAAGCACTTCTTGATTTCTATACACCCGATGAACGTAAAGCACAATTAGGTAAAGGGTCACTAAAAGATTTTCCAGATTTTAGTTTGACTGCACCATTAGGACAATATTTGTCCCCTAGAAAAAGAAGACAATTGTCTTTACTTCTTAATTATTTTACAGATGAAGATGACCAAGAAAAGATTGATGTAAACAAAATTTCATCACAACAGCTTATGGATTATCTAAATAAACGTAAAACATTCATACCAAAAACAAAATTACAATATGATGATTTATCACCGGAAATGTTAAAAAGAGCTTTTCCTGAAGAGTTTCTTTATCGTAATGCAAGTATCGAAGATAAAAAAAAATATGACGAACTTCGTTCTGGATTTTTAAATGCAAGAGCTGAGACAGATGCTATTAAAGACGTAGACATTGAACAAGGTTTCTCTGACACAGTGAACTTCGATCAGATAGTCAGAGCAGGAGCACCAACGGACCAAGGGCCAGCACCAACTCCTCAGGCGCAAGCAAGACCTCAACAGGCTAATAATCCGTTACAATTAAGTCAAGTTGGTCAAAGACAAATGCCTGGAATGTATGCAAAATTATTTCCTAATGATCTTGCTGGACAACTTGTAGCTGATAGGAATCGCAATGCCTGAACCAAAAACAACTAAAGAACATATTATATCTTTGTATGGACACATTGAAGGTGTTAAGAAAGATGTAAAAACAATTAAAGAAAATCATTTAACTCATATGCACGAAGACATAGATAAAATAAATGCAAAAGTGGATAAACTTTTATTTTGGATGATGAGCGGTATGCTTTCTATAATTGTTACTATTATAGGCCTTGTAGTATGGACCCAATAACTTTATGTACTTCAGCCTTTACTGCAATAAAATCTGGTGTAGAGGTTGGTAAACAGCTTACAGATTTAAGCCACCAAATAATTAAATTTGTTGGTGGTATGTCAAAAGTAGAAGAAGAACATAAAAAGAAAAAAAGCAGTTGGTTTACATCATCAAACGAAGAGGCTCTTGATACTTTTTTTTCTTTACAAAAAGTTCATCAAATGGAAGAACAATTACGTGAGGTATTTATGTTGTATGGAAATATAAATATGTGGAATGAGTTTGTTGCCATACGTGCCAAAATTAGAAAGGAAAGACGTTTAAAAAAAGAAAGAGAAGCAAGAGAAAAAGCCGAAACAATTAAACTTTTAAGTTATTCTGCCATTGTTGTAGGGCTAATTGTTATAATTATAATATTTTATTTAAACTACAAAATGCTTAATAATTAAGCAAAAAACGACCGATTTTAAGAGCCGTCAGCGCGTATTTTAAATGACTTATGAGCTTTACTACCAGACAAAAAACAACTAGAATAACGTTAGTTAACTTTAAAATCTTGTAAGGAGTAAAATATGAGAAAACGTATGAAGTCAAAAGGCTACGCAAAAGGTGGAGCTAAAATGATGAAAGCTATGCGTGGTAGAATGATGGCTAAGGGTGCTGCTAAAGGTAAAGTGATGAAAGCTATGGGTGGTAAAATGGCTAAAGGTTATGCAAAAGGTGGAACAAAAAAAGCACCACCAATGACTTTAGCACAACTTAGAGCTGCAGCTCGAAAAATGGGTAAAAGAATAGTTTAATATTTTACTTGCTATGTGGTATTTAATCTTTATGATGGGGTATGGCTTATTTAATAAGTAACATACCCTATTTCAAAGTTTGGGTACGAAAAGAATTTACTCACAATCACAGAAAATATCACGGAGAGTTTATACACGGACTTGCTGTAGCTGTTACAAGCATACCTGACAGATGTTTAAGTTTTCAAGTTATATTTACGGGTTGTGAAGACGAAGAGAATAGACTTGAGAATCCCCACGGTGGAGCTATGTGGGCACGAATGCCTATTACTGCTCTTGTTGCAGATGAGCCTTTAGATACATTTCCTTCCCCCATACAAACTCATCTTGCACAACCGTGGGACTGCTCAGCTAGAAATTTTGAAGTAATTCAATTTGACAGGACATCGTCAAGTCCTTGGCTTTGTAAAATTGACGGAGAGTTTTACCCGGGTCAATATTATTTTACAATTGATTATACAGGCTCTTAAATAGCGGATGATCCTGCTCAACACAAACAGTCTCATTTATTACAACTTACAGATGGTCCTTGGAAAGGTTGCATTGTTGCTCTACCAAACAACAGAGTAAGGGTAACGTCGCCAGCTATGTGGGTCACGGGTAACGGACCACCTGATTTTGTACCCAGTCAATGGAAACACTGTGCGGAAAGCGATGATAGTTATATGGATTGGGAAAAAACTTTTGACAATCTATATGCTAAAAATGAAGAATCTGAATGAAGCTATACTTTATTGTCCTAAAATATTTGACAAAAAATGGTGTGATCATTTAGTTAAATATGCTGATCTTGTTTGCACACAAAAAGGCAGAGTTGTAAAAAAAAATAAAGAGAATGATCGAAAAGTTTTTGTTTATGGTTTAGGCACAGATAAACAAGAAAGTATGTATAAAGCACATATCTATGAAACTATATCAACAGTTCTAAAAAAATATAAAGACAAATTTAAGTTTTTAAGTGATCTTGAGATTACCGATGTTGATTTGTTAAAGTATCCAAAAAATCATTTTTATAAAGCCCACGTGGACAATTCTATAACGACACCAAGAACATTATCTGTAATAATAAATTTAAATCAACAATACATAGGGGGGGAGTTGTTTTTTTGTGATCAGGGTGAAAATTTAACAAAGACATATGAACTTAAAACAGGAGATCTAATTATGTTTCCTAGTAATTTTTTATTTCCACACGGAGTCTTACCAATTATACAAGGTGTAAGGTATAGTATTATTACGTGGTTGAAATGAATAAAGAGTATTTAAATAATAAACACTACCTTGTTAATGAAAGAGGTAATATTATATACACCAAAAGTTCAAATCGACCTGTATTTATTCCTTTTGAATATAGAAAATACTATGAAAATTATAAAAAATAAAAAATCTTTTGAAGTAACTGATTTTGTTATAGATAAAAAATATGCATACAAACAATATACTCGTAACGATGAAGAAACGGGCAGAACTTACAATGTTAATCAAAATAAAATACCCTCGGTAACCACTATCCTCTCAGCTACACAAAGCGAAGAAAAGAGAAAATCTTTAGATGCTTGGCGAGAACGTGTAGGATATCAAGAGGCAGCACGGATCACGGCCCAAGCTGCACGAAGAGGAACAGAAATGCATTATGTTTTAGAACAATACTTGAATGGAGTAGGTTATCTAAATTTGTCCAAAGACGGCAGTTTACCACGAATGATGGCTCATACTATTGTAGATAATCTTGACCAATTTAGTCGGGTATACGGAACAGAGGTTAGTTTGCATTATGAGGATCAGTGGGCAGGATCGAGTGATGCTGTAGGTGTTTACAACGATAAGCCTACAATAATTGATTTTAAACAATCTAACAAACCTAAAAGAGAAGAATGGATTGAGGATTACTATTACCAAATAGCAGCCTATGCTCTTGCTCACAAAAAAAACTTTGGTGACATAAAGCAAGGTTTGATTTGTGTTTGTACAAAAGATTTATTATATCAAGGGTTTTTAGTCAATGAAAAATTATTAGCAGAGTACGAAAAGAAATGGTTTGCAAGAGTAGATAAATATTACAAAAAAAAGGGGATATGAAATAAATCAAATCCCCTTAAAGCCTTTTAGACTTCATAGACAATTTATATAATAACAATTTATTTTTTGGGTGCAAGTTTTTTTTATAAAAACTCAAGTATTTCTTCGCCTAAAGTTTGAGCACTTATTTTAAATTTTTTGTTTAAAGATTTAAGTATAAATTCATCAATTGTGTTCTTTGCAATTATGTCAATATAAGTCACTTTGTTTTGTTGACGTATTCTATGTGCCCTATCTTCAGATTGTTGTCTCACTTCTAAATCATATGAGTTGCTAAAATATATTACAGTATTCGCTGCAGTCAAATTAAGACCATAACCACCTGTTGTAGGATTACCAACAAAAAATTTGACGTGTTTGTTTTCCTGAAAATTAACCACGGCTGACTGTCTTTCTTCCACGGATACAGCTCCGTAAACAGAAACTGTTGACATAGCACCGTATTTTTTTTTCAGAGTTTCTATTATTTTTTCTATACTATGAATGTAGTTGGCCCATATAATTACTTTTCCCTCAGTTTCATCTAATATATTAAGTAACTCATCTAGTTTAGGATTACTCAACTCTTTTTTTATACCTTCATCTGTGGCTAAATACCCACAACACACTTGATGTAATTTTAATATTTCTGTTAGCTTATTTGTATACGATGCTTCTTTGTCTTCAAATATTGTGCGGGCATATGCTTTAAGATCCCTATATACCTCTAGCTGATCCGCGCGTAAATCTATGTATCTTTTTTCATAAATCTTATCAGGTAAATCAAGACAGTCATTTTTTTTTACTCTATACGAAAATTTTTTTAATTTATCTTCAAGCTCTCCTAGATTAATGTAGTATAACGGTAAAGATATTTGTTTGCCTGAAGACATACCAACTGTTTGCATTACACAATACCTAGCTCTAAAAGCATAATAATTTGTAATTTCCAAAAGCGAAGGGTTTAAAAATGCACATTGAGAATATAAATCAAGAGGAGATTTAGTTACTGGCGATCCAGTAAGAATCCTTTTGTATTTTATTGGTCTACATATTTTTGTAATTGTTTTTGTTCTTTTTGCACTTCTATTTTTTATAGTGGTAGATTCATCTACAATCACGAGCATAGTGTCTGCATACTCTTGAATAATATCTTTTATAGCTTTTTCTCCTGACGTCCTCGAGAAAGCTTCTATATTAATTAAAAAGAAAGTTAACTCTTCACTTGTTCTAATAAACTTTTTATCTCTTTTATGAATTAAAACTTTTGAAGGTACAGGACAATGTGTTTTTATTTCGCTTTCCCAATTACGATATACAGAATTTGGAGCTACGACTAGTACGACATTGACTTTTTCTAAGGTGTATAAATAAGCAGCATTATCAATACTTACTTTTGTTTTTCCTGTGCCCATTTCCATAAAATAGGCATAATTTATTTTTTCAGCACCTTTAACTAAAGCAACACGTTGATGCTCATACGGCTGTGTTTTGTAGCTATATCCCATTATATTATAATTGTATATAAAATATTTGTTGACAAGTCAAATATAAATTATTAATACTGTCAATAGGAAAGGAGGTCCTATGGACTTAGAAGCAGAATCTACCCGAATCAAGGTAGACACAGATGTCACTAGCGACATCGCAAAATCTTGCAATAAGTTATTGGAGCTTCAGGAACAAATGAAAAAATGTGAAGCACATTTAAAAACACTTCAAGATGAAGAACGTTTGCTTTCTGAGCAAGAAATTCCAAACTTAATGCAAAATGCTGGCATATCAATGTTAAAATTAGCAGATGGATCGTCTGTTGATATAAAACCTTTTTATGCTGCCAAAATTCCTGTATCTAAAACTGATGAGGCATTTCGATGGCTTCGTGATAATGGATTCGGGGACATAATAAAAAACAATGTCACTGTCACTTTTGGTAAATCAGAGGATAATGCAGCACGTGTTATGTATGAAGATTTTAAAGCGGCAGGACTTAATGTAATTCAAAAAGAAAAAGTGGAATCATCAACACTTAAAGCATTTGTTAGAGAACAAATTGAAAATGGTCGTGATGTTCCGATGGATCTTTTTGGAGTATATGTTGCTAACAAGACTAAAATAAAAGGAGAAAAATAATTATGAACCAAGTCGCAACGAAAAAAGAAAATGCAGTGCAAGCAGTATCTGCTCTTGAAGAATTTGCAGGACAAGGTGCTGAAAATATTACAGCTCGTGATATCAAGCTTCCTATTCTAAAAATTCTATATGCAAACTCACCTGTGCTAGATGAAAGTAGTGGTAAGTTTAATGAAAAGGCAAGACAAGGCGATATCTATAATGAAATTACCGGGTCGCTTTATAAAGGTAAGGACGGTATCCTTGTGGTGCCCTGTTTGTATGTTAACACTTTTAACGAGTGGAAGGACAGAGGTGACTCTCCAGGAAGACCTATTGCAATACATACAAACCCTGAAATACTACGTGAAACGAGTCGTGGTGATGATGGCAAAGATAGAT